GGCGGAGGTTTTTCCTATGTGGGCTCACCTCTGCATAGCTTTGTTTACATTGAGCGACCGGTGAGCTAAGGAACGAACGCACTTTGCCAATGTGACCTTTTTCCGTGGCGGAATTAGGCACCCATGGGGGTACACCTCCCCGTGGCTCGTGGGAAACAGACTGGTTGGATCGAACGCGCTGGGATTAGAGTCCAGTTGCTGTGCACAGCTTTGTTGGGAATGATATGAAACGTTAGAGAAACCATGTCGGAACCTTCATCGCGCGGACTTGCTGAGTGAAACTGTATAATACAAATAAACAAACGTAAAATAAAAACCCCCGTATTTACAGTGGAGCTTAGACAGTGGACAACCGGAAAATTTGTGACGAGAGTGATATGGTGGAGACAGAACAACTCACTTTGCCAAACCAACCCAAACCCCTTTTAACCAAATGCTGACAATGAGATCGACGTTAAATTCGTTACCGTTAGGCCACTCATCAACTCGGAGTAGGCGCATGTCTGAGGCAAGTTCTCGTTCGTGCAAAAGTTTGGACTTATGTCCCCCAGCTATAGCCGCATCAGGCGCCCATTTGGATTTAATAAATCCCCCCCCCGCTCTAACGAGCACCCGCTTAGATTTACAAAATTTGAGCATGGTTGGAACCATAGTTCCACCGGACCCACCAGGCGATCCGACGCCAAGGGTGGAAGGGCCAACTGTTATTATTAACAGTTGGCCAGAAATGTACCGGCGCAGGGAGGAGTACATTAGAGGTTCAGTTAGTACTGTAGGAAGATCAGGATCGTCAACAGTTCTCGGAGAGTTTAAGCACGCTGGCAGACGCGTAGCTAAACCCCAAGGCAGAGAGTATTTGCGGAGAACAGTTTGCAAGTTTAAGACGGCTAGTGAAGTGTGGAAACATGACGAACATGTTAGCATATCACCAGGTATGAACATTGCAGAGACGCAGTCAGGAACGCCATTAGAACCAGTGGTACAACTTGAAGAACATGAGAACAGGATATCGAGGATGTTTAAGACATTCATGGAAGTATTCTCGTGTGTATCAAGTCGTGACGTAGTTTTTAGGAGGCCGGAACCTCTGCCAGAGTACCTCAATATAGTACCAGAGTTTCCTCAAGATCCGGTCAGATATGTCTGTGCCAAAAGAAAGCCCAAAGGAAAATGGGTGAGGAAAGACCCGGTAACAGCACAACCTCCCGATGAGAAGTGTGAACCGATAGGAGATGACAGTACTAGCGCAGGAATTCAAGCTCCCGCTGAGCAAGATCGTTCTCGTGGTTATAATTCAGAGTCAAATGATGAGGAGAAGATCTGGACCGTTTCAGATCTGAGTGACAATGATAGTTTTGATCTCGCAGACTATATGCCATTTCCAGCAGACTCTATTTCTTCGAGAGATTGGCCAAGAATTCCGGACTCCAAGAAAGTGAAGTCCAAGAAGGCCCGTAGACAACGGGATAAGGTCAACAAGCGCTTAGGTCGTACAGTCAACAAAGACACTTGGTGTCCAGATCCTGATCCTGGAAGCCATAAGAATGACGTCACAGAGCCTAAAGACGAAGTTGAAACTAAAGTGAAAGAGGAAGATCGTGAATTGAAAGACTATGAGATAAACCTGAAAATCAATGTGGATGATTTCGATTGGTTCCTCAATGAAGAGTTAGCTTTCAACAGACGACATGCTATCACGATAGGTTTTAATAAGACATCATACTCTGTGGATTGTGTCTTGGCTTTCAACGTGGGAAGAGAATCAGAACGCAACACCATGCTACTCCCAGTAGTTTATCCAGCAACCAAGCGAGTTAAGGACTTGCATAATGAAGGATTTGGGATTAGTTCGACGTGTGGGAATTTAATTGGTATCGACAAGGACATCGCCCATGAGGACGATCTGTTGCGCCGTACTGCCACGTTGAGATATCCTACCATGCATGACTTTTGTATGAGCATCCTGAGAAGTACTTTGCCAGATATCATCAGTCGAGGAGCTTTAATGACACCTCAGCTGTTGTATAATAAGTGCCGATCTGCTTGTCGTACCCTCATTGGCCCCCATACTGGCATCGAGAGCTATTTGTGTGAGTTGACTATGAGCTCATCTTTGTCGTCGTTGATTGAGTCTGAGTTGATAAGTGCTAGGAACCAATACTTGGCCAACCTTGAGAACTCTATTCGTATGAAGATAGCTAAGCGGGGATTAAGCTATGATTATGAAAAGTCATTCTGTTACTTCTGGGAGACCTGTTGGATGATATTGCGCAGTCTTGGATTAGCTGTTACGTTTGGGCTAGTACATCATTGGTGGTTACATCATCACAACAGGTATGAGCAAGCTGTCAGTGAAAGGTTGAATAAACAACTGGGAAGACATGAAGGTAACTTTATGGTAATCCCAGCCGCATATTCCCTACACAAGCAGAATTTCCCTGAGGAGCGATCTCTTAACGATGAAGTAGAGCTAGATTCTGAGGTGTCATTGGAGGTGGAAGATCGTGAGTGCGTTGATGATGAGATAGAAAACTATGGATCATTCACCTATGCACCGATGGTCTACCCTAATGGACGGCACAATAGAAACTTGGAAGCAAGCTTGCGTATCAGAATGGGCCAACCGTTGTTAATCGATAAAGGTGCAATGGCTAGTTTTGGCAAGCATTTCAAGAAGATGGTATCTACATGGTCTCTAGATGTATCAGATAGTGAACCCCTCGCTGAGTTCTTGTTGAGAAAGTATCCAGCCAAGAAGGCTGCGAACTTTCTCCGAGCGGCGGAGGAGCCTTTGGATTCTAAGGATGCGTGGTCGACGATATTCGTGAAAGGTGAACCATATCTCGGAAAACGCCCAGACAATTATAAGCCGAGGATGATATGGAGCAGGTCTGACCGTATTATGCGGTTTGGGCCGCAGTTTGCTCAGTTGTCAAAGCAATTGTCTAAATATCTGAACTTTCACTCGAGGGCCTGGTACAGTAACGGAGCACACCCCGCTGATGTCGGAGAATACGCAGAGAAGATATCCGACGATACGTACATCTTTGAGATGGATGTGTCGAATTGGGACGGATCGTTGTGCAAGCATATCCTTGATTTGGAGTTGTGGTTCTTGAGGAACAAAGTTCATGGTTGGTCAGACGACGTGGAGTTCTTGTTCGATAACTGGACCAACGTGTGGGGGTACAGTAGCGATAGGTCAGTTAGATATATGTCTAGAAGAGGTCGGCGATCCGGAGACTTTTGGACATCATCCTTGAACTCGTTGCTAAATGTAGCTTTTGTTACTTGGGCGACGGGTTTGGACTTATACTCTGACGAATTCCACTTGATGGTTCTGGGCGATGACAACGTATTGGGTTGTAATAAGCCTCTATCAGCTGAAGAAGTGGTATTCAAGTATTCTCAGATCGGGTTGACGCTGGATTGTGTTCGTAGAGATGACATCCGAGAAACATCTTTTTGCTCTGGTTTGTTTTGGGTAGTGGGTGAAAAGCTCGTGTGGGGGAATCTTCCTTTCAGAGCGTTGTCTAAGTTGGGTATGAATCATCACAAACATCCAAAGCACATCATGCAACAATTGTTGCATGGTACGGCTAAAGGAGTGTTGTCTACATCCGGACATGAGCCAATTTTTGGTGCTATTTGCAGAGCTATCTGTGATTCGGCTGAAGAGTTGAAGATTCGTTCCAGATCGGATAGGCGTGACGAATGGGAAGGTCGGATCAAAGGCAACTATACGCAATATCCTACCATGAGCACTTATGCTCAATTTTCTTCTCGTTATAACATACCCATTCCTCTGATATTGGAGATTGAGGAGTTGATTGAAAGCTCACTGTCCATCAATAGCTTCCCGTGTTTCTTAGGAGGTTCTTTGATGTATGAAGGAGTCAAGGTCGATCTGGGAATATCTGAAGAAGAGTTGTGCATACCAAAAGGAATGTCACCACGAATGTACGCCGTGTCATACGCGCCAGCTATTGAGGAGCGGGCGAAGTTATTTATGGCCCAGGAATATGGTCTTATTGGGGCTGCAGATACTTTTGCTCTATTGGAGGATCCTGATGGCTCGACGTTATGGCAACATCGCGTGTTTACGTTGGTATCTTCTATCCATTTGGAAACAGGTATAGCCTTACATTCAAGGTACAATTCTCTGGCATTCGACTATGGCACAGTGTGCGCTAAAGGGATCAAGAAGAAGAAGAAGAAGAAACCTCCTGGCAAACCAGCACCAGCAAGAAGGAAGAAGAGAGGCCCGAAAGCCGCGAATGGTCAAGGTAACTGGCGTTCAGCTGTGGGTAACGTACTGAGAGCTGGAGGCGCTGCTATAGGATCAAGCTTTGGTGGTCCGTTGGGTGGTACGCTAGGTGGTCTAGTAGGTGGAGGAATAGCTAGGATATCAGGAATGGGTGCGTATACTGTAACTTCAAATTCTCTTGGGTCAGCTAATGTTGAGTTTGGCAATGGAAAGATTGTTGTGGCACACCGAGAGTACATTACTGATATATATACGGAGTCAGCCTTTACCACATTGGTTTTTGACCTTAATCCTGGGTTATCAGTCACTTATCCTTGGTTGGCCGGATTGGCTCAACTGTACCAACGGTATGAAATCAAGGGTTTGAGCTTCGAATACATTCACACGGGTGGTATGGTGACTTCTTCCCAATCCCAAGGTGTTATCATTATGGCAACACAGTATGATCCGGATGCCGTAGAATTTGTAAATCGCCGAGAAATGGAGGCTTACATGTATACCACATCAGGACCCGTATTTCAAGACCAGTTACATATGGTAGAATGTGACCCGAGAGAGCGACCCTTGGCAGAGATGTATATCCGAACCGGAACTGTTACTGAAGAACGGTTCACCGATCTGGGTAGATTTACCATTGGTGTCGAAGGCTGCCCTACTTCTGATGAGTTTGTGGGTGAATTGTGGGTCACATATCACGTTGAATTGCATTGCCCAATAGTAGAACCACATGCATATTCCACAGCATCTTCGAGTTGGATATCCAATGCTGGGTATGACACGACCGATTTGTTGGGGTTGGTTCAAACCACGCCACGGGGTGGCGATTTGGGCATCACTGTTGGAGCTATTGGTGGAGGTTATGACACTATTTATTTCCCATCGATGTTGGACTCGGGAATATACTTGGTTTGTGTAGCGTGGGATGGGTCCACCACTGGGGCGTCCGTGACCACAGTTGGTAGTGTTGGGTGTACTAAGATCACGTGTTGGCAATCTGATACGTTGACGCAGTCTACTTCGAATGGTTCGGTAGCAACGCTAAATTATATAGTTGTGGTGCAAGTCACCGCACGAGAAGCGTACCTTACATTCACAAGTGTGATACCACCTACCTCAGGTACATCTGTAGATATTGTAGTAGCGCAAATTGCGAACCCGTTGGCAGCAGTTCAAGCTATAGAGACTTATTCACAAGCTTTGAAGATGCGCGGGACACCGTTGCGACATCCACAGATAGAGAAGTCTAGAACTGTAGTAGACTTCCACAACGAGGAGAAGTATGAGGACCATGTCAGTGAGGTTAGTATGGACTGCGACTGGAAAGAAGAGCCTGGCCCATCGAGAAGGCCTCATCGTACAGAGAGGCACCGTGTTCACCATCGTTAACTCGATGCTGGACAATATGCGTAGTACCCTTTTAATGTAGGTCATGAGTGACGACCATGCGCAGTACTAGTCCATCTGAGCGAGCCGGTGAAAACTGTTGATTGACGATCAACCGCGGTGTAAGTCTGTTTGCCTGTAAGGTATGAATTTCACGAATTCTTTAAACCAG